CGCGGAGTTTTTTTTTGCCCGTTCCCGCTCGGCCGTTTCCTCGACGTTTCCGATCAGGCCGTTATGCGTTTGCAGTTTCGAGAAAAGGTACAGACTATCGGCGAGGTCGAGGGCCTCCGAAAGTTTCGGCACGTCGGCCTCGCTCAAAATGAGCGTCCCCTCCGCGTCGCAAAGGCAAAGCACGGCGAGCCGGGCGCGGGTCGTTTGCATCGGCTCGTGTTTCGTGACAAGCCGGCCCATATCGTCGCGCTCGACGCGCTCCATTTCGAATTGTTGGTACTCTAGCTCGGAGAGCGAGCGAAAGCGGACGGCGCGGCCGGAGAGCGGGAGCGTCGCCTCATCGTATCGGCGAGCCATCGGGGCGAGTAAATCGGCGCGACTACTGAGGGGCGGCATGCGGGGTTTCCTGGGGAGCGGGAGCGGGAGCGGCCGAGGCCGCGCCGGCTTTCGGGGCCGCGGCTTGTTTTTGCTTCGCGGTCGTCACGGCCCGATCATGCTCGCGGCGTACCTGGGCGAGCGGCTTACGTTTGGCCTTGGCTTGGCCTTCGAGATGCGCCTCGACCATGCGCCGGCATTCGTCATCGGCCGGCTCGGCGCGGATCACGCCGAAAGCGTCGGGGACGCAATGAATCCACGCCATTTCGTGCTCTTCGAGTTCCGTTCCGGCCGGCACGGAGCGCGTCGGCGAAACCTCCGCGCAGTAGAGTTGAAACGCGATCGGCTCGCGTTTCGGATCGGGAGGGGCGAAATCGGGATTCGGGCCGCTGCTGTCGATGATAAGGCGCGCGCGCATGGTGATTTCTCACGCGGGGTAAGCGGCGATTCCGTCGAGCTTGATATTGAACGTGTAGCGCATGAAATCCCCGACTTTGCCGGACGGGGCGAATTCGTCGAGCGTGCCATTGAACGGCCAAGCCGTCGCGGCCACGTCGGGGAAAATCGTTTTCCAAGAGGCGACGACGGGCGCGGTAATGAGCGCGGTAAGCGCCTTGACGCTCGCCGCGGTCGGGTCGAGGAATCCGCTCCCGCTGCAAGCGCCTCCGTCCACCCATCCGGTAGGCTTATGCTCTTGCCCCGTCGGCGTGTCGAGCGCCGTCGTTTCGACGGTTTGCACTTTGGGCGCCGGAGGATTGATCGAATCGAGGTTGATAATCGTCGTAAAAACCGACGATATCGATAGCTGCAACTGGAGGCCCTTCGAGGAAATTTTCATAGCGTTTCCCCTTTACGAAATGCCGGCGACGGGAGCGCCGGTTTTTTTGCCGAGCTTGTTGACTTCGCGGGCGACGCCTTTCGCCGCGGCCTCGCGGATTGCGAATTTCACGGCGTTGATTTCCCGCTCGAAGGCGTGCCGGATAAACGGATTGGCCGGCATCTTCCCGCGGTAGCCGCGGCCTCCTGGGCGATGGAGCGCGGAGGCGACGCGGCGCCGGAGTTTCCAGGCGAGGCCGGGAAGGCCGGCCGTCGCGCCGGTGTACCGCGGCCCCGTCCCCATCGCCACTAAATGCGCATGCGGCGCCGCTTTGGCCGCGGCTCGCGCCCGCGCCCCGCGCCGCGCCGTGGTGAGGCCGGCCGCGATCCGTTTGGCGCGCCGCGCCGTGTTGCGGAAGGCGGCCGAGGCAATGAGCGTGCCGGCCTTCGAGCGCTTGCCGACGTTGATTCCGGCCTTGGCCAGAAAATATCCGGCCCCTTGGCCGGCAATGAGCCGCGAGCCAATCGAGGCCGCGGTGGCGCCGGTTTTGCCGACGGGCGCCGCGGCCTTTTGCGCCTTGGCCAAGACGCGCAGGCCGGCCGAGAGCGCGGCTTTTGATATCCGCGTCGCCGCGGGTCCCGCCAGCGTTTGCAAATTGGCGTCTAGCTCGGGAACGCCGGTCACGATCATCAGCGAGCCGCGGCGCGCCATTCAAACCTCCCGCGCGTAATCGATGTTGAGCAATTGCTCGGAGAGAAAAACGGCGTCGTCTCGAAGGCGGATCGGATCGTAAATATTGTTCGCCTCGCCCCCGCTGCTGAGATAGGCCGCGCCGGTGAAAACGTAATTGACGGGGAGCGCCCCGCGGATGGCATCGCCGGCCATTTGCACAATCCCCAGGAGCGATTTAATCGCCGGCAAATCGTCGGGCCGGCATTGCGTGTGAATAATGAGCCGCACGGCGAATTGCTCCGTGAGGTCCCCGTTGAGCAAATCGGGTTTCGTGAGCGCCGGCCCCGGTTGCACGAAAATAATCCAATCCTGCGAAACCTCCGTGGCCAGCGTCAAAGCGTAATCCTCGACGGCCGTAACGGGTTTCGGGAAATCCCCCTCGGCCGCGGCCTGGGCGATGGCCTCGACGGCCAATTCGCAAAGGGCAACGATTGCGGCCGGGGCCTGGGCGACGCTCACGGCGGGGCCTCCTTCGTGTGAATCCGCAGCGTCCGGCCGGAGGGGTCCGTTGGCCGGGCGCATCGGCCATCGTCGAGAATGCAAACGCGGTAAATGACCGCGCGGCCGCGGACGATCCGCGAAAACTCTTGGCCAACCTCCGGCGTAATCTCATTGCCGGACGGATCGGCGAGGAGCGCGGCCGAAACGAAAAAATCCGTAGCTTGCCATGATTGCAAAATCCCGTTGCCGAGGTCGTAACCAACCGGCATGGTCCCGATCACGGCGACGACGTCGGGGATTTCCAAGGCGCCATCCCGAAACGAAACTAGCTCGCCGTCAGAAACGGCGAGCGTCGAATCGAGCCAAGCGCAACCATTATCGAGAAATCCCATTATCGTTTGCGGCCGGGGCGCCCCTCCTCGCTCCCCTCGGAGGGCCGGCCGGCGCCCTCGCCGGCCGGGGCCTCCATCCCTGCCAGGGGATAGACGATTCCTTTTTTGGCGAGCCATTCCGCGGCCTTCGCCGAAACGTCGATTTCGGCGCCCTCGACGCATTCTTTATGGTCGAGGCCCAATTCGGCCGCGTGTTGACTGCCGAGGTTGACTTTGAATTTGACGCGCATTCGTTGCTCCCCAGGCCGCGGGCCGAGGCCCAGGCGTTATGGATTGGTCCCGTTGTTCGGATTGTGGAACACGCCGCATTGCGAGTTGGCGCCTCCGGCCCCTTGCTCGACGACGCAACCGAACGTCGTATTTCCCGCGGCCGTGGTGGTCACGCCAAAATTCGTGGCGTCCCAATACACTTTGGTCCCGTTGCCCGCGTTGTTGATATTTTTGCAAAGGTAAATCCCGCCTCCGATGGCGAGGGCGCCCAGGGCGTTTTGCGCGATATCCCGATGGCAAATCATCGGAATCGTGCCGACGACGACGACTTGCCCGCCCGCAACGGCCGCGCCGGCCGGCGTGTAGGGAATCATGATCGGATCGCCGTGCGAGAATTGCGCGGCCCCGGAAAAACTCGCGGCCGGCGTCGGCGTCGGCGTTTCCTCTTTCGGCGTCGCCGGCTCGGCGCCGGCGTGTTTATGGGTTGCGTGTTCCGTTGTCATTTTCGAAACCTCCTGGGGTTGGAAATTCGGCGATTCGGGAATTTCCGAATTTACGTCCGCGCCTTGACGCCTCCGCGATATTCGACCATTGCCACGCCGATATCGGCGTAGCCGCGCATCTGAATTCCGAGGACGTTGAATTCCGCGTCGGCGCTTTCCACGGCCGGTTGCACGCGGCCATTGAGGGCCGCGATTTCGATCACGGGCAAAATTTCCGGGTCGGCGAGGAGGTACCATGCGTTTGCCGAGTAGCCGGTATAGCTCGCGTTTTGCATGTAGGGCGAGGAGCGGACGGTAAAGCGGTCTTTCCAGATATTCCCGTCGCCGAGCGTGAGCGGAGGGCCGGCCGCGGGAGCGGTCCCCGTAATCATCCGCTCCGAATTCATGAGCGTGTAGGCGTTGGATTTGAGCGCCGACGGGACGAGCAGAATTTTCGGCTCATGGCCGAGAGGGAATCCGTCGGGGTCCGTTTGCTGCAAAAACATTGTCTCGACGGTCGAGAGATTGGTGGAGGTCACATCGCCCGCGCCCGTGGCGAGGTTGAGGTGCGCGGCCGAGAAAAATCCCGCGGCCTCGGCGCCGAGGAATGCGGTCCAAAAAATATCGTTGAGTTTCAGGCCCGCCCCGCGGCCGAGCTTAAACGGGACATCGGTCAAAGCGCCGAGGTCGTCATTGAGAATATCCGTCCGCGTGATGGCCAGCATGCGGGCATACGTATTGGCCTGATTCTGGTAAACCGTTTCGCCTACGGTGCCATGCGTGATTTCCCCCGTCGGCCCGACTTGCTTAAAGATCATGTCGCCGGTGAGCGAAACGGTTGTGGCGATTTTGAAATCGCGGACGTTCCGAATGCGGGCGATTTCGAGCGGGGTCATATCGACGGCATTCCAACCGCGCATCAAAAACTTATTGGCAATGTTCGAGAGCGTGGTGGAAATCGAGAGGTTCGAAAAGCCGGCCGCTTGGAGGCGATTCGGCGCGAGCATGCCGAAGGCCGAGCGCTGCGCGTCGATCGTCACTTTGGTCCCATAGTCGCCGCGAAAGCCGTTGGCCTCGGCGCAAATCAAAATCAATTGGGAAAGTCCGATACCGTTCGGAAAGCGGTCTTCCGCGGCTTGCAATGTTTCCTCGTCGAATTCCTCCTCGCGGTCGGGGAGGCAACCGGCTTGGCAGACGGCCGCGGCGAGTATGTCATTCGTGAGGGCGCGTTTGCCGTTGATAACGGCCGGCCGAAATACCGGCGTCGAGGGCCGCGCCGCTTTGAGGAGTTCATTTTCGTATTTTTCCGGCGTCCATTTCGTCGAGAGCGCCACATTGGAGAGGGCCTCGATTTTGGCAACCGTGGCCGTGTCGGCGAGCGGCATGTCTTCGCGGAGAAAGCGCGCCGTAATTTCGCCGATCTTTTCCCGATATTCGCCATCGGCCTTGGCCTGGGCGAGAACCGTATCAATCGCCACTCCCGGCCGCGGAGGCGACGGCGACGGCGGCGGCGCCGTTTCGGCCTTCCAAGCGGCCAGGAGCGGACGCAAATTTTGCTCCGAGAGGTTATCGACGACGTAGCCGTTGGTTTCGAGCCATGCTTTGAAAATCGGGTCCACGGTATTCCCCCTTGCGACGGGTTGAGTTGCGGCGACGGCCGCGGACGTTTGAGGATCGGCGCCGATGGCGACGAATGAAACCTCTTGCAACTGGCATTCGCGGGCGATAATCAACGGCCCCGAAACTTGGCGCCCGTTGACGCTCGCCGTTTTTCCGGCTT